ATAAGAATAGCTGCTGAAGATGATCTGGTAACCTTTATCAAACTTATAGCACCAGAGCAAGTACTAGGGCAATGCCACGAAGATGTCTGCAATTGGTGGACAAGAGAAGACAGTAAGTCACATCAGCTACTCCTATTCCCTAGGGACCACGGCAAGTCAAGACTTATAGCTTACAGGGTAGCATGGGAACTAACCAAAGACCCGACACTTAGAATACTCTATATCTCAGCAACAGCTAACCTAGCAGAGAAACAACTAGGCTTTATCAAAGGCATACTTACATCTGAGATATACAGACGGTACTGGCCTGATCACGTAAACTTTGATGAAGGCAAACGTACACGATGGACCAACTCAGAGATTATGTTGGATCATCCTTTAAGGAAGAAAGAAAATGTTAGAGACCCTTCGATCTTTACTGGTGGACTTACGACTTCGCTTACAGGACTTCATTGCGACATCGCAGTCCTTGATGATTGTGTCGTTTACGAAAATGCTTACACAGGCGAGGGAAGGAATAAAGTCAAAAGTCAATACTCTCTTCTCTCCTCTATTGAAGGTGCTGAAGCGAAAGAGTGGGTCGTAGGTACTAGGTACCACCCTTCTGATTTGTACAACGATCTTCTTCAAATGATGGAAGACCAGTACAACGAGGATGGTGAGAAGATAGGTGAGGAGAATATCTACGAGGTATTCGAGAGACCAGTGGAAGACCTAGGGGATGGCACAGGTGAGTTCCTCTGGCCTAGACAACAACGTAAAGACGGTAAGTGGTTTGGGTTTGACATTAAGATTCTCGCTAAGAAACGGGGTCAGTACTTAGACAAAGGGCAGTTTAGAGCACAGTACTACAACGATCCTTCTGACCCAGACAACGTACCCGTAGGCAGCGAAAAGTTTCAGTACTTTGATCGTAAACATTTAAAAGAAGAAAACGGGTACTGGTTCTATAAAGACAACAAGTTAAACCTATATGCAGCCGTTGACTTTGCATTTAGTTTATCTAAGAAGGCTGACTCAACAGCTATCGTTGTCATAGGAATAGATGCTGACAACAATGTTTATGTCTTAGATATTGATAGGTTCAAGACTGATCGTATCTCAGTTTATTTTGATCACATCTTTCATCTGGTCAACAAGTGGTCATTCAGAAAGATGAGGGCTGAAACAACCGTAGCTCAGATGGCTATTGTCAGACAACTAAAAGAACTAATCAAACAACACGGTCTGTCTTTAAGTATCAACGAGTACAGGCCCAATAAAAACCAAGGCAACAAACAAGAACGGATAGCTTCTATCTTGGAACCTCGTTACGATAACATGAGCATGTGGCACTACAGGGGTGGCAACATTCAAATACTAGAAGAAGAGTTGTCTTCCCGTAACCCTGCACACGATGACGTTATAGATGCCTTGGCTTCAGCAGTTGACATGGCAGTTAAACCTTCTAGAAAAATCTTTAGAAGCAGAGACAACGTTGTACAGTTTAATAAAAGATTTGGAGGCGTTAGCTTTGGCTAAAGGTACTTTAAACAAACCAAGAGAAAAACAATGTTATCTTTGTGGAAAATCCTTTCTTCAAGTTAGTTGTAAAGGTTCTTCATTTTGTTCTACTAGCTGCCGAAATAAAAGTAAAATATCTAATGATTTAGAGTATAAATTTAATAGACTTTGTAATTCTGCAAAAAATAGAGCAAAAATAAAATCGCTACCTTTTGATTTAACTGTAAAATATCTTTTAGATTTATATGAAGAACAAGAAGGCTTGTGTGCTTTAACTTCTGTTGCTTTTGATTTTGAACCTCACTCAAGAAAAAGTGTTGCAAACAAAGATACAATATCTCTTGATAGGATAGAACCAGATATGGGATATACAAAAGAAAATGTAAGGCTTGTAACTTTTCAAGTAAACTGTGCAAAAGGTTTTTACACAGATGAGGAGTTTTATGAAATGTGTGCAAATGCTCTAAGGAATAGAATGTAATGGCTGGAACAACTATTGATCTCTATTCTCTTATAGCTCCTCACGCATTAGCTACGGAGATTGCAGACAGATGGACTATTTGGAATAACTCACGTCAGCAAAAGATCGAAGAGTGGAAAGAAATCCGTAACTATATCTACGCAACGGATACTCGTACTACGTCCAACAGTAAGCTGCCTTGGACTAACAGTACGACAACACCTAAGCTAACACAGATTGCTGACAATTTACATGCTAATTATTTCTCAGCTTTGTTTCCTCAGAAACGTTTTTTCAGGTTTGAAGCGAGTGATCAAGAGGCTAACACAAAGAATAAACGTGATGTTATTCAAGCCTACATGGAAAACAAAATACGTCAGTCAGACTTTGAGAATACTGTAAGCAAAATTATCAACGATTATATTCAGTACGGAAACTGTTTTGCTACTGTAGATTTTGTCAGAGACTATACAGAATACGAAGATGGTGAGAGGGCTGTTAACTATGTTGGACCTAAGCTTGTTCGTATTTCTCCTTTTGATATTTGTTTTAACCCCCTAGCTGCTTCCTTTATCGACTCACCTAAGATTGTCAGAACGCTTCTTACAAAAGGTGAAGTCAAAAGAAAGATTGACGAGACTGTAGACAACGCCTACATGAACGACATCTTTGAGAAGATGATGCACAACCGTTCATATGCTACAGGTAATGACGTAGATGTACACAAGTCAGAGGGGTTCTTAGCTGACGGGTTCTCTGACATCAAGCAATACTTTGAGTCTGACTATATAGAAATCCTTACGTTCTACGGTGACATGTACGATGCTGATACAAATCAGTTCATGAAGAATCGTGTGATCACAATTGTTGACAGGTCTTATGTCTTGTCAAACGAACAGAACCCTAGCTGGCTAGGTAAAGCTTCTGTCTTCCATGTAGGTTGGAGAGACCGTCCTGATAATCTCTATTCGATGGGACCACTGGATAACCTAGTAGGTATGCAGTATCGCATTGATCACCTAGAGAACCTCAAGGCTGATGTCTTCGATCAGATAGCCTACCCTATTCTCAAGATCAGAGGTGATGTAGAAGACTTTGACTTTGAGCCAGCAGCCCGTATATACATGGGTGAAGAGGGTGACGTAGGGTATCTAGTACCAGATGCAACTGCACTCAATGCTGACTTCCAGATTCAGAACCTAGAGAATAAAATGGAAATGATGGCAGGTGCACCAAGGGAAGCTATGGGTATCCGTAGTGCAGGTGAGAAGACAGCCTTTGAAGTAAACCAATTGATGACAGCAGCAGGTCGTATCTTCCAACATAAGACTGCACACTTCGAAAGAGTTTTCTTAGAGCCTATTCTCAATGCTATGCTTGAAGCAGCTAGACGTAACATGGACTATGCTGACACTATCAGAGTCCTCAACGAAGATACTGGTGTCTTTTTCTTTGAAGAGATTACCAAGGAAGACATTAAAGCTAACGGTAAGATAGTACCTATGGGTGCTAGACACTTTGCTGAAAGAGCACAGAGGATACAGAATATCACTCAGCTATACCAACTTAAATTAGCTGACCCAGCCATAGCTGTCCATATGTCAGGCAAAGAGTTTGCTCGTATTTTAGCTGATGAGTTAGGTGAACCTACCTTGTTTGCTGAAAACGTAGCTATCCTTGAGCAAATGCAGACTGAGAAGATGTCAATCGAAGCTCAAGTTCAGCTAGAGGAAGAACAAGAAATTGCTATTGAGAAAGGACTATAAGATGCCATACAAAAAGGGCAAGGTCAAACCCTACAAGAACACAACTAAGAAGCCAATGAAAAAGAAATAATGAAGTCCTATTGGTTTTCTAAATGCAAAACACCTGAGGAAAAGTTTGAGCTACGACAAAAAATCTTGTCAAACCGTGAAAGCTTAGACCGCCTCAGAGAAATACTTGAGCCTATGCTCAAGGATACAGGACCAGAGGCTGACTATGACAGCCCCTCATGGGCCTATAAACAAGCTGATCGTATCGGCTACAACAGAGCACTAACCAAGGTGCTTGATATTATCAACCTAGACAAGGAATAACATTATGGTATTTTCTGAGCAGAGTCAAACCACAGACCAAACTCAGGCAGAGCAACAAGTACAAGAAACCTCACCACAGGATTCGTACTTACAGAAGCTCGTAGAGACTAAGGGAGAAAACTGGAAAGACCCTGAGGTACTAGCCAAAGGCAAGTTAGAAGCTGATGGCTACATTAAAAACTTAGAGGCTCAACTCGAAGAAATGAGAGAAGACCTCAAGAAGTCACAGTACCAAAAGGAAGTTTTCGAACAACTTCAGAGTAAGGCCACTGACTCTACTACAGTAAACTCTGGGGTGTCTCAAGATAAAAGTAGCATTAATAGCCAGAACACCACTGCACCTATTAATGAGGAAGACCTGAAGAGCCTAGTCGAACAGACACTTACTCAACGAGAACAAGAGAGTATTATTAAACGTAATCTTGCTCAAGTTGATGCAGAGCTAGAGAAAAGTTTTGGCACTGAAGCCAAGGCTGAAATCGAAAAGAAAGCATTTGAGTTAGGTATGTCATTGGAACGTATGCGTGACATTGCTGCTGAATCTCCTTCTGCCTTCTTTGCTCTTATCGGTGAACCAAAGAAAACCTTTAGTCCTATAACTCAAGGTTCGGTTCGTACCGAAGGTGTCGGTATGCAAACCTCTACGGAACGTAATTGGTCTTACTACCAAAAACTACGTAGGGAAAATCGTAACATGTACTATTCAGCCAAGACACAACAGCAAATGTTTGAAGACAAAGCCCGTCTTGGTGACAAGTTTGGTGCATAAGGAAGGAACTTAGAAATGGCAATGACCACATCTAATACCTCGTTCCTGCAACGTGCTCAAGTCTACTCAACAGAACTCAAAGAGATTCTGCGTGATGAGATGATGGCACAGCGATATGTGCGTATGCTTGATGGTTTTCCTGATGGAAACAATTTCAACATTCCCTCTATCGGTCAGGCACAGGTAGACAACTACTCTGAAGACAGTGCAGTTACTTATCGTCCACTCGACACAGGTAACTTCACATTCTCCGTTGACAAGTATCTGTCATCAGCTACTTACATGACGAAGAAAGCAGAACAAGACACATTCTATGCTAACGAATTGATGTCTCGTTTTGTCCCTGAACAAGAACGTGCAATCATGGAGCACTTTGAGTCAACCACTCTTGCTGCCCCTGAAGCTGGTGTTTCTGCTAACTCAGAAGAAACAATTAACGGCGTTAAAATGCGTGTTGCAGCCTCTGGATCAGGTGAGATCATCACCCTTAAAGAGTTTGCATATGCTCGTTATGCCCTTAAAAAGCAAAGCGTTCCAGATAACAACTTGGTTGCTATCGTTGATCCTTCAGTTGAATACGCCTTGAACACTTTAGGTAACATCGTAAACGTGTCAAACAACCCACGTTTCGAAGGACTTGTTCGTGACGGTATCGCAACTGGTATGCGTTTCGTAGCAAACGTATATGGCTTCGACGTGTACTGTTCAAACTTCTTGGCAGATGCAACTGACTCAGGTCTCGAAGAGGCGTTTAGCGCAAGCACTGGTGACTTCTCAACCACCAATGGTAAGGTTAACCTCTTCTTCTCAGCTTCACAAGAAGTAAACCCATTCGTGGGTGCCTTCCGTCAGATGCCTGAGGTTGACTATGAGTACAACAAAGACCATCAACGTCATGAGTTCGTAACAACGGCTCGTTATGGTGTCAAGTTGTATCGTCCTGAAAACATGGTTCGTGTTATCACGAAACCAACAGTAGCGTAAGGAGGACTAAATCATGGCATATGTTAATGCAGACGGTCTGGAAATCCTTACGGCTGGTGAAGCAGGTGTTGCCGCAAAGCGTGGCACAGCAGTTTCTCCTAAGAAAGCCTTGGTAATGACGATCACAGGGACAGACCTTGCTGCTTCAGCAGTTACTCCCCAAGATCACGATGCTTTCATTCCAGCAGGTTCGTTCATCACTTCAGCTAGCCTTATTGTCACTTCAGCTTTCACCTCAGGTGGTGCAGCTACTTTGACAATCGGTGCTTATGAGCAAGACGGTTCTGTTGTAGACGCCAATGGTATCGACGATGCTATTGCTCTTGCGGCTATCGGAGCCGACAAAGCAGTAGCTTGTGACGGTGCTCTCGTAGGCGGTACAGCAACTGTTGGTGCAGCAGATGTGTACATCGAAGCTAACTATGGCGCAGCAGCCTATAATGCTGGTGAAGCCAAGTTGGTTATCGAATACATCGAACCATAAAACACTAGGGTGTCCCTAAGTTTTTTAGGGGCATCCTCATTTTTTTCTTGACAAGATAGATAAAGTATGTTATCATATCTTTAACTGATGCAGGGGCTATAGATGGCTAACGTAAATCACAGTTCACTTACTGATCCTTACTTACACGAACCTAAGGGTGCTGCCTCTGCACTTAGTGGTGATATTTATATAGCTAATGGTTCAGGTTCAGGTGCTTGGAGACAAGCTCATAGTCATGTAGATGCTTACCTAGTATTTGACGCTTCTACCCCAGCTTATGCACACTCAGCAACTACATCGTTTACAGTTATAAACCCAACATTAACTTCATCAACTGCTGATGGTTTTACTGTAAGTAATTCCCCTAATGCTAGACTAACGTACACAGGCACTCAAAGTCTTTCATCTAATATTCACATTTCAATATCTACTTCACAAGCAACTGGAACTAACAAAGATGTTGAATGGAGAATATATAAAAATGGGTCTCCTTTAGCTGGGTCTCATGTAATTAGAACTATTAGTTCAGGTTCTTGGGGTTCTGTTGCTTTACTTGGAAATAATACTTTAGCAACTAATGATTACCTTGAGATATACTCAAAGATTGATTCAGCAAGTACTGTAAACTACGCATCTATTTTCTGGACAATTAAAGGTTTACCAGCATAATGAAACGTACTCTTCTGGAAATGGTTCAGTCTATTCTGTCCGATATGGATTCAGAAGATGTGAACTCTATCAGCGATACTAACGAAGCTGAACAGATAGCTTCTGTCATCGAAGACACATACTATAATATCATATCAGCTAGGGATATACCAGAGCACCAACAGCTTCTCAAACTAACCTCATTGTCTGAACTAGCAAGACCTACACACTTTAGGTACCCTGACAATGTAAAGCAAATTGAGAGTTTGTCTTATAATATAGCTACCACAGGAAGTAATTACAAAAGTATTTACTATGTGCATCCTCTAGAGTTCTTAGAGAAGATGGATGATCAGTCTAGTGCTTCACTTAAAGTAGCAGACAAAGTAGGTAACACAGATTTATTTGTCTATAACAATGTTGACCCTAGCTACTACACTTCTTTTGATGATTACCATATTATTATGGACGCTTATAAATCTTCCTCAGGTAATACACTAGAAGCTAATAGAACAAGAGCATATGGTACTGTCTATCCAACCTTTACTATCTCAGATAGCTTTGAGCCAGACCTAGATGACAACATGTTGCCTTACCTTTTAGCTGAAGCTAAGTCAACTTGCTTCTCTTTGTTTAAGGCTGGGTCTGATCCTAAGGTAGAACAACAAGCTAGACGCTTAAAGTCATACGTACAGAACGATATGCACAGAACAAAAAGAGCAAACAAAAGGCCATCCTACGGAAGAACATAATGCTAGACTTTACAGAAGACACAGTAAACCAAACCTGTGTAGCTAAGTCAGAGAAGTTAGTTACAGAAGTTACAATATCAAAAGAGATCAGTCCTTTTTCTTTCTTTGTTATTAACTTCAAGAATGGTAAGGTACCCAAGGAACTCAGTGGACGATACACAAGCGTCAATGCAGCTAAGAAAGCCTTAGAGAGTTACCTAAGAAACAAGCCTAAGTCTCGTACAGTTCAAAGAAATGAGTACGCAGACATGAGAGAGAAAGAACGTAATGCCGCAAAGTCTAGGTCAGAAGGCAGTTAACAACTTTGTCAGGGGTTTGATCACTGAAGCTGGTGAGCTAACGTTTCCTGAAGGGGCCTCTGTAGATGAATCAAATTGTGAGCTACGTAGAGATGGCTCAAGGAGAAGAAGATTAGGACTGGCTCTAGAAAGCAACTACGTCCTGTCTTCTTTTACTGTTTCTAACAGTGAGATTGTTCACACTGGTGATTGGCTAAACGTAGGTGGTAACGCTGACCTTGAGTTCTTGGTTGTACAAAAGGGTTCCAATCTCTACTTCTATAATAAATCAACACTACCTTATTCTTCTCAAGGGTATACAGACTATGTAGACTTAACTGCCCATGAGTACTCAGGTTCTTCTGGGGCTGAGACAGCTAAGTGTCAGTTCGCTAGTATCAACGGTAATCTTATTGTTTCATCTGAAGCTATTAATACTATCTATGTGACGTTTAATAGTGCTAGTGTAGGCAATGAATTTTCTAGTGTAGCTATCTCCTTTCAAGTTAGAGACTTTGATTGGCAGGGTAACACAGACACCTATAAGACAGCAGGTGCTACAAACGCAGCAAGAACGTATGACACAAAGAATGCTGGGTGGGTAGGAACTAAAGGTGAGGCAGCTAGAAGTACTTGG